CCGTTTAATTTCGTCTGCGTCATCCTCACAGAACACGGCAAGCACCGGCATCGCGCGTGTTTCGATTCCTAAAAACTCACGCCCGTCTGCAACACAATTAGCCAACTGATGCGCGAGTAAACTTTTACCAACGCCGCCTTGTCCAAATAGCATAGACACTGCCCGCGCCGGAAACCACTGATCCAACAGCCACTCGCGTTCGGCCACCGGCCCCTGTATTTCTGACGCCCGTAAAATAGGAAACGCCGCTTCGCCCTCCGCGACCTGCTTAGTGATCGCCGTTGGCCGCGCCGGTTCTCTTATTTCCCGGAGATCAAAACCATACGCTTCAGCCCAGCGAAAAATGGACCCGGCGCCAATGTTGCGAACGTCCTTAATTGATCGCCACGCTCTGTCTGTTTCTTTCTCATCATACTTGCGGGACCGCTGGGACCATGTGTGGGCAAGCTCGTAACCATCCTCACCCAGCGCCCCTTTAATGGCGTGCAGTGTTTGCACCCAAGTATCATAGTGCTCGTCGTCGTTTGGAAGGTGGGCTAGAGCCAGGTTTACTTCGTCGATCTTAGCCCGCAATTCTTTAAAATTAAGACCGCTTAATTTAGTTGGCGCCCGCTCCTGTGATCGTCCTTTAAGGTTGCCGTAGTTTCCCATGACAACAACCGCTGCGTCCATAAACTCATCAATTGCAGCATCTGAAACGACAGTGAGATCCGTTGCTTTGACCTCGCTTAATTTATCCTTGGGCCAGCGGTATGGTTTTTTAGTATCTGGATGGGTGCCAGCGGCCACGAATTGCTGGCCCTCTGCTAAAATTTCAACGCCACAATCCTTGCCGTCTATTTCATAAACACCGCTACGCTTTTTGGTGCGGGGTTGTTCACTACGAAAAACGAGCAACGATTTCGGAGCGTTGCCTACCCTGGATGGTGCGAATCCTAAAATATCTTCTGCCAACTTTTCAACTTGCTTGGCACATTCTTCGTTCGTTACATCTATATCGACTGCGATAAGGTTATGTTGCCCGCCTAAGACAACGCCTAAATTGTACCCCTCATATTTATCAAACTCACGCGCACTAGCTGGACGGTCAGCCCACCCTGTTAGGATGGCCGCTTTGCCCCGGACCGGCGTAGTATCAAACCCGTTGTCCGCGTAAATCTGGGCGCGTTCTTGGTACACTAATATGTCCTTAGAAAAATGGGGGGCGTGTTGCCCCCCTAATTAGAACTCCGCGTCGTCGTCCTCTTCGACGGCACCAACACTGTCAAATGCGTCTGGCCGCTTGACCATTTTTGACAGCTTCAACACCGGCTCATAGTTAGTGCCCTTGTTTAATTTGACCTTGTTAGTCTCGCCACAGACAACAACAGGCGCTTTGCCGTCTTCTTTTTTCTCTTCATACTCTGCGTACAATCTTGCCATTGCGCCCGTCGCCATCATGGAGTTTGCCATCCATTCACGGACACCGCCCAACTGCTTGTCACTATATATGTTGACCTTAAAGGCGCGTTTGTGTTCGTCGCTGGGGCGTGACGCTTGTTCAGACAATGACGGGTCTGATACAAAGTCAGGCGCTTCTTGGGACATCATGCGAAGCCAACCCGTTTGAATGTTTTCGAGATCAAACACGGCTTGGAACTCAGACACCTCAACGTCCTCGCCATCCTCCCGTTTAAACCATGCGCCGTCTTTGGCATTGAACTTTATTGAGGGTGTAAAATCCCCGCCCTCGCCGGGAGTAGATAAATTAAGTGGCATGGTACTGGTCCTTTTCATTACCGTTAAATTTTTTCGCTGGAATTTCTAAACCTAATTCGGCTAACGCACTTTCGAGAAATTGAATGCGGGCCGTTAGCTGCTGCATTGTCGCGTTTAAGCTTTCGATCACTTCGACGTACTTAGAATTTTGTTGCGGCACGGACCTCCCGGTCCCTTCTAAATTGCCAAATGTTGACCGCCTTATTGACGCAACAGATTTGCGCGTTAGCCCACCAACTTCTTGTGCAACAACCGCGTCGTCCCAACCTGGGTTGTATCTCCAGAATTTACCGACACTTATGCCGTTGTCGTGAATAAGGGTTTGCAGTTTAAAACGTTCGCGCTGCGTTAAACTGCCCCCCCGTTCGCTCTCATCATTCATGCTTTCGTCCTTTACATTGTTGAGGCACATTTTATTAAGCGCGGTGCCGATGGGCGCTTAGAAACCGTAAATGCGCTTGCCTTCCTCTTTTGTTTGGTTGGAAGACCAATAGAATGTGTCGTAGTTAGGTATGAGCGACGCCGTTAAGTCCTCTGGCGTGTCGAACCGCTCCACAAAATTCTGCAAGCGCAACGCCATCTGACAGACCGCGTTCCAATCATCCGGGTTATTTTCTAAGGTGTAGAGCGCCGCTTTTTTTGGCGTCACGTAGGCAAACTTAATTGCCCGGTTGCCCGCTGCTTGTTGATAAATGGCCCCTTGATGACGGTGTGACATTGGGATTGCAGACGGCATGCGGGTTGTTGTTTTAAGATCCCATATGCTGTCTTCGAAACCAAAATCAGTGAAACCAACAATAGGTACGCTCAATCCGTCTACTTCAATTTCAATTCTGCGTTGCAGATCTTCGAACTCTGGAACCTTTTCACCCCACAATGTCCGGTATTGCTCGACCATCGGCGCAATGTTCGCAGCCTCCCGTTCCTTTGCGTCGCTCTCAAACCCTAGCGCCGTGCGTCTCGCATAATCTTTCTCTGCCTCTTCAACAGGGTCATCAAACTCACCGCCATTGTGAAAGTGGGCGCAGCCGTGTTCGACTGCTAAACCACGTGGCATGGACGCACTGGGCGGGTCATAAATTTTGTGATGATACTTGGCCCACCAATACGCGAGATCGATGCGGGCGCACATTAAGCTGGAATGGCTAAGATGTTTTACAATGTCATTTATTTTCATGGTAGGCCATCTCAAAAAGTTTAAGCAGTGTGTCTTCAGGCAGCACATAAATGCGTTCCGAACGGTCTTGGCGCACAACCAGTATGTCGGCGTCGTCTTGTGCCAAACTGTCGTATAAAAATTTGAACCCGGATTTTTTGCGCTTGGCCTCAACGCTAAAATCTTCGATCCACAAATCTGCTGCGTGTTCTGCACCCAATTGATTTTTGTAGGCACCACTGGCCAAGGTGCGCTTGGCAGTGAACCCGTGGGCAGTCCAAAAATTGCGGGTTGAGGCTTCAAGCTCATACCCCCTCGCCTTGTTCCGATTGGGCATGGCTCTCCTCCGATGCTGTGGTAAATAAATCGCGGGCTGTAACCAGCCGCTCAGTGTGTTGTTCAATTTTAAGAGTGTTCGCTATGGATGGACGCCGCTTGCCAATCGACCAGTAATAGACCGCGTTGCGGCTCACGCCGATTGCCTTGGCAAACTGGCCATAGGTTAAATTTCTGTTTTCAAGGTACGTCCTTAGCAGCATCACAAATATATAACAATTTGTGACAAAAAAAGTAATGTCAATCTGGGTATACTGTGATACTATTGGGTTCCACTAGGAGGGTGTGATGGCCGAAAACAGGATACGTGAAATCCGAAAACGGCATGATCTAACAGCGGCGCAGTTAAGCAGAATGTTGGGCGTGCCTGGACAACGACTAAGACGGTGGGACCGCCATGAGGTGAACCCACCACGCGATGTATGTAGACAAATAGGCGAACGTTTTGGTTATTCCACAGAGTTTGTGGCGGGCGAAGACGATAACGATAAAATTCAAGCAGCTACAACGGCGCCGCAATCTATACCATTGTATGGCCGCGCAGCAGCCGGTGATGGGGCTGTCATTATAACAGACCCCATCGATTATGTTGCGCGTCCCAATTCGCTACAAAACGTGGATGACTGTTACGCCGTTATGGTCGTTGGCAACAGCATGGAACCCCGGTTTTTTGAGGGTGAGATTGTAACCGTACATCCATACAAGCCTGTGCGGGCCAATGATTATTGCGTAATTCAGTACCAAAATAACGGGGAACAATTGGCAATCGTGAAACGGTTTGTCGAAAAAAATGGCAAGACCATTACGTTAAGCCAACATAACCCAAACAAACAAATCGAGATTGCCACAAAAGATCTTTTGGCAATGCACTTTATTTTATCGATACAAACAATATAAGGGGAGCAAGTCTATGGAACTGAATGTACAAATGTGGGAAGAGTTTGCTCAGGCAAGAAAACACCGACCAAAACCGCAATCAGGGTTGCGTTTAGTTATGGAAAAAAACGGAACGAAAAAAATTTCTGATTACAAAAATAACCACCCAAATTTTCAACGGCTTTTGGCAGAAGATGAAGAGGTTAGAGTGAGGCTCAAACAAGGTTTGGCTTGGGGCGAGTTTATGTTGTCCGTTCTAACCAATACAGAACAACACAAAGAAGATCCCGTCGCATCTTTCTTTACACGTTCGTCCACACACCGGGTGCTATTTTATACTCTTTTTGTAACAGCACTTGACCGCATCCTTCATTGTCCACAAGGACAAAACCCCGACAGTATTGGTCAGGCTATTCCAGAAGTATGGTCGGTTATGCACAAGGCCGAATTTCAAAGTGAAAGCAAAATAAGGGCCATTTGCCGTGACGCAGAAAAATTGGGACTAATACATAAAACTTACTGGCGTACTGATAAGCGCCTAAAATTGTATTGGATCAGTGTTAAAGCGGTTGACGCGTATCTAACTACTATTCTCGAAGATTTTTCACAAGCCAACGAGGGATTGCCCGCCGCGCGAGTGGCGCTTGTTACTGCCAAGCAAAAAAATCCAGATTTTGAAGCTGATGTTCGCGCTAAATTACGCGCTGCTATTGAGGCCGACAATACTGCCAAAATTTAGCAACGATACTCATTGAAATAAAACAGCAGCCTGTAATTATAAAGATTGACAGTTTTTTGCAGGGTGGAAAAATGATGGCGAATCAGTTTGAATTGTATTTAGAAATTATGTCAGTCATGCGCGACGGTAACTATGACGAAGACGACTATCCGCACATTTTTTCATTTTCAGAACAGCTACATACACACCTTTATCAACACCACGAAAAAAATTTGTTGACATTGGAGCATAACAAATGTGATACCCACAGTTACTTTGGTGATAACGGAGGTGACTGTGATTGTAACTCAGAAGACATTTTTGACCCCAGCGGAGGCAGCGCAGCTTCTATGGAATGAGGACACCCCGTCCACCCGCAAGCGTATGTACCGCTTTTTGCAAAAAGGTTTGTTGGACAAAGTAGCGGACCAAAACAATCTCCCAATTATAAAAGACGGTAACAGGTATCACATACCTCGCGCTTTAATACAAAGAATGCGGGGTGACGCATGACGTGCAAGAAGTGCGGCGGGAATAATTACGTCAAGCACAACGACCAAATCGAAGCATGCGATGCTTGCCCAACACCCGACACTGATGAGTTTGATCCGATTAGCCGCCCTCGCCATTACGTTAAGGGCGGCGGGATAGAGCCGTTGGATTTTATTACTTCACGCGGGCTAGATTTTGTTGAGGGCAACATTATTAAATATGTCGTCCGGTATCAGGAAAAGGGCGGCACCGTCGATCTGGAAAAAGCCAAATTTTATTTAGATCGATTGATTAAAAAAGAATTGGAGCAACGCAATGGTTAGTCGTCGTCGCTCCCACGTCAAAGTTACCACCATTCATAGCCAATCAGAAATGTCTAAGGCCGAACAGCAGCTTCAGCCGTGGACCGTGATTGGCGTACAGAAAGGATCTG